AGAGGTGCCAACCAGCAGAACACGCCAACCACTGCGGTTGTCACTATGCTGAGGAAAGTTTCCTCTAGGATCAAACGGCGATAACCTTCTACCCAATCTGATTGGCTGTTTTTGATTCGTTTAAAAATCCATGTTATAAAGTTCATTTAGTAAATTTCCTTAATACTTCTTTGGCTAGATCCGTGTTATCCACTGAAGTTTCGACATACACAGGAATTAGTTTTATACTAAATCCGCACTGGGAATTGGGATCATAGCTCAACACAATACTTTGTGATCTAGGATCCCACGATCCTCGATTAAAGTTAATTTTAATATCTTTGATATTTGTTATATCCATATCAAACTTCTATGCCGTGTTCCTTAATGGCATGACGCAGACTTTCTTCAATCAGCGCATTAAATGTTATATCACGTTCGTGTGCAATTTTCATATAGCGTAACAGTTCTTCATCTGAAAAATCAACTTCGATTTGTACACGAGTGTCATAGTCTCGACCTGCTACAATAGCCCGGGCTTTTTCCAAAAAGTCAGCATCTACGTCAAGATCAGTGTAGTTGATATCGTCCCATGCTTGATTAGCCGACACCGAACGCCGTTCAGCTTCTTTGTTATGCTTGTCCACAAACTTGGGATTGATCATGCGGTAAGCACGATTGTTGGTCATATCACATACTGTTACTTCATAGACTTTTTGGCTTTTAGTACTGAACACAATGTCAGCACTCCACCCACCATCACTGTGTTTTCCATTCCACGCACTGAGTCTATGGCTATATGGTCCGTAACATTCCCACCCATAGTCACTGCCCTCGGTAATTTTATATCCTACTACTTCAAAAAATTCTTTCATTTCAATCATTGTGTATATCCTTTACTTAAAAAATCACTAAAACTTGTGGCATTTTCACTTAGTCTATTCAGTTCATATTTGCCACAAAACTTTAAGAACTGAGCGCCAATCATTGGACGATTCTTTGCTACACTGTTGATAGCAATAGTTTCTGCAATGATGGCCCTGATATTGTCTGGCTGTGCAGACAAGTCTACCAAAGTACGATTACGTTCATAATCATCTAACACACGATGTTCGACACCGTTGTGGTCTGTCCAACGTTGAAGCATGAGATTGTTCCAAGAGAATCCCTGTTTAGCCCTATCAGCATAGGCTTCTTCGAGACCTACTTTGTTTTTGCTACCTTTAGTACGCACACCTGGATAAGCACTAAACACATTGTCAGTGGGGTCACCGCGCATACATTTTTCAAACAAGATCCAGCTAGGGTCGGGAATCTTCTTAGGTTCTTTAGTTTTCTTATCAATAACTAACTTGCCTTTTTTATCAAGTATGCCTTCTAAGGTATGCAGTTCATCTGCAATGCCGTTATATTGATTTACATTGGCACTAAGCAGTTGATGAAAGTCGGTGTCTGAACTTACAATGGTGTGGTGATCCTCAGGGTGACTTTGGATCCATCCTGCCACCAGGTCATCTGCTTCCAACTGTCCGTGCTGGAGAACAGTACAATTTGTTCTGTCTGTGAGGAATGTTTTGAGGTCGTCAAACGCTTGCCAGAACAATCTATCTTCTTCTTGTTCGGCCTCAGTTTGAGCAGCTCTTGCCACTGAGCGATTCTTTTTGTAGGGTTCATAAAAGTCCTTGCGCCAGCTACGACCTTCTAAACAGAATACCACATGATCTGCTTTTTGATCACGCCATGCTTTGTTTACGCTGGCCAGTGTGACATGAATGGCAAACCCCAACCTGTCCCATGTATCGCTTTGGCGATGGGCACTGTGTCGGGCACGGAAGAATGTGTTAGCGGTATCAACGATTAAGTATCTCATGCCATTATAATAGCATATTATAATTTATCTGTCAATGATTTTTTAACTTTTGGTAAAATTAACTAATTTCAGTGCGTCCGTCATCCAATTTTTTACGTTGAATGCCGGTTAATGGTCTTGGATTATTTGCTTCATATTGTTCAAATGTTTCCAGTACAACGTTTCTACAAACATCCTGAAACCAACGATCCACAATGGCAGCATCATCTTTGCCTTGATACCCACTGCGTACAAGTTTGGCAATAAAGAATTCATTCCAATCCAATTCAAATGCACCAGCACCAATATTCTCAGGATCAAGGTCAATGGTCACACAGTCTACCCAAGGTTCGCCTTTTTCCGTAGCAATTTCTTTAGCGGTCTTTTCTACTTTAGAAGCCTTTACTTTAGGCTCCTTGACCACTGGCGCAGCCGGCTCTGGTTGTTTTTTAAATCTATCGAATAGTCCCATTTTAATTCCTTTTTAATTGCCACAATATGTGTTCATTCTTATCATGCCATCGAGTTTCAACAACATCGTCGCCCGGGCCAGTCAATATAGCAATTAATCTATATCCGTACGTAAACCAAATAAGTTTATTACTTATATCACAACGCCTGGGCCATAAACAAAATTTAAGTTCTGCTCCGAGACAACGGCGATAAAACCAGTCGTCGGCTTCTTGTTGATTCTTTTTGGGATAGCCCATGGTCGCTCTATGCTCGTTGTAACTAGTTCCAAACATTACTTGCCCCAACCGTTGCCCCAAAGGTCAACATGTAGGCGTGGGCTGTAGTTGTAACCTCTAGTCAGTGCCCAGTTAGCAACATTGACACGATTTTTTTCATAAGGGGTAACTACACCGCCTTGTGGCATAACAAAAACAGGCATATGGAATCCTGCTCGTATATATTCTGCTACTGCACGATCCACTTCATCAAAGTGTGCTTCTGTTTCTACTACAAACTTCAAATAAGTGTATCCGTAGTTTTGGTATCCCACAACAACTTCAGGCTGAATAGCTTCTTCCCATGCTTCACCACTGGCAGACAACTTAGGACTTACACTGAATGTAATTTCTCTATCTCCACGATACCATTCATCTAGAAATTCTTTAAATTTACTGCTGAGTTCTTGGGTACCGTTTGTTTCAAATGTAATACTGTGAATATCTTGCATACGGGGATGACTTAATAATTCTTCATATGTACGTTGCCAACCTAACAAAGGTTCTCCGCCTGTAATAACAAGATGCACGTCATTGCCATTGTTTTGTTCCCAACGACCATTAGGAGTCAGTGCCAACATTTTTTCAACGATTTCGTCTATACTGTATGTGTTACTTAGATCTTTAAATGCAGGATGCCAACTAGCATAGCTGTCGCAACCTGTATTGACTAAAGGCAGTTCTTCAAACGTTTTGTACAGATGAATATTCTTTGCTACTTCGTCTGCTTCTGTGCTAAGTTCGCCGGGCTTACAGCCAAAGCCTGCACATTTAAAGTTACAACCATATGTGCGTAAGAACACACTAGGAACGCCAACAAAGCGACCTTCGCCTTGGGCACTATAAAATAATTCCGATATTTTAATCTTACTCATATATTTTTGACCATTGTTTAAGTTTTTCTTTTTTGTTTGCTTTGGCAATGTCTAATACTGCTGTATTTAGAACGCCTTGCTCAACAAGAATATCTACTAATGCTAACACATCTCCCACCTCAAGTTCAAGCATTTTGGAGTGTTCGATACCAGTTTTATAGTGTACGCTGTCGATACCAAATCTACGGCATTTACTTACTTCTACAATAACCTCTGCACATTCTTCTTGCAGTATACCTAATGCTTCTTCTATTTTTGAATTCATTTCTCGACCTTTGTGACTTTCATATAATCGCAGGCTCTGCAATGTTGCTCAGTGAAATATTGACCTTGTTTATTGTGAAACTCAAGGCTTTTTTCAGTCAACCAATGTTCGCCTATACTGCATAATTCTTTGCGGCGTTCTTGCCATGTGAAATGATTACCAAATACCATATAACCCCATATGAACAAAATAACAACAAATAAAAATAAACTAATCATTTTTCAACCTTCCTACCTTATCTCTTATGAGAGCTTGCATCAGTTCTGCATACTTCGTGAGATGATTTTCTAGTCCCACAGGGTCAATGAAAAAATGCTCACGCTTGCCTTCGTTGTAACAAAACACCAGATTGTGATTCCTGCGGTACCAGCCACATTCAATATTGATGATGCGATCCCACTCATCCAAGTAGTAGGATGTTCTAATGGGATACTCTGTATCTTGGTACTGAGTAGTGATCCGCAC